GTCAGTATATGTGTGGCATGGGCGATTTAAAAGATTACTTAATTGGAGTCTTATTGCATTGCCTTTGCTATACTTTTATGGCTTTTCTCCTCTTTACTTCTGTTGGCTATTCTTTTTGATTTTCATTGAAGCAATTTTCAGAACTATCAAATGGTGGTCCTGGCAGCGTCGCGTCGATTTGCTCGAAGAAGAATATTTGTCACGACGAGATGCAATACAGAATGTGTCTCAATCGCTTCGCAATTCGAAATTTGCCATTTGCTCAGCTGTTGCTCTAACGATTGCTGGTCTCAAGTTCGCTAAAGTCCTTCTTGACGCACGAAAGTTTTCCAATCAAACTACTCAGGATAGCACTTCCTGGTTAGATGGTATTATTGGTAGAGTTAAGAGTGTCGTCAAAACGAGCGAAACTTGTCGGACTATTGTTCCGGACCATATCACTAATGCATTTGGTAAATTCAATTTGTTTTCTGCTGAGGTGCATCGACCTGATGGATCTCAATCTAAGGGACAAGTTGTCTTCTTGGAGAAGGGTATTGGTTTAATCAATGAACATGCCTTTCATCAACATGGAGATATGTCCAGAAAGAGATTTGATTGGTTGAAAATTGTTATGCAGACTCCCAAAGGAAACACTTTTGAGACAAAAGTTGAGTACGATTGCCATTGTACGGTTATTGGAGATCTTGATATGGTTGCTTTCGAATGTCCATCGTGTCCTGAAATGAAGAGTAAAGTGGAATTATTGCCGATTACTGCCCCTAAAGGTAGTGCTCCATGTGTATTAGCTGGTAGAGATAGTGAAGGACAGTATTATACTGACCCCATTACTGTTTCTTATGCTGATATTTCTCCACGAGATGTGCAATCTGAGTGCAAGGTTGATGTTCAAGGTGTCTCCATTTCTGGAGGTTTCTATCACACTCCAAGAGCTGTTGGGGGAACTTGTATGTCATTGATTATTTCACAGACTAAAACTCCTTGCATCTCTGGATTTCATTTCTTGGGATCCGAGGCTTCCAATCTTGGAGCTATGCAATGCTTAACTCGCTCCGATTACGATGCCGCTATTGTCAGGCTTCAAGAACAAGGTGTTCTAAAGTCGGCAACTTGTGGTGATATTCCAGAAGAGATGATGGGTCGCAAAGTGTTAAAGAACAATATTGCTCATCCTAATTCTATGGCTGCCAGAGTTGATAAACATGGACATTACACTTTGTATGGCTCGACTGTTCTGAGATCCGAGCAAACTGGTGATGTTTCCAAATCGATTTTGCATGACCACATGGAGGATGTTTTCGATCTGAAAAATAAATGGGGACCACCCAAAATGAAGCCAAATTGGAGAGCTTATAATGAGACTCTCCAATATTTGATGGATCCCTCAGATACATTCAGATACAGTTATTTGGATCGAGCAATCGATGATTACTGTGAGCCTTTAATGGACATTTTCGATGAAACTATCGTTCCTTTAACGGACAGAGAAATTCTTATGGGAAGGGAAGGATCTAAATTTATTCGGAGAGTCGACATGAGCACGAGTATGTGTTTTCCATTATTTGGGAGAAAGGATGCTTACTTCGATCCTATCTTTGATATGTTTGGAAAGATTTTGAATTACGTTTGGCCCCAGAGTGTCATTGATGAACGAAATCGCCTCAAAGACTGTTGGCGAAGAGGCGAAAGAGCTTATCCGATTGTGTGTAGCTTTCTCAAGAATGAAGTAAAAGAGCTTTCTTCTGATAAGGTGAGAGTTTTTCAGGGCGCAAACGTTTGCATGACGATGAACATACGAGAGTTATTTCTTCCTATAGCTTGCGAGTTGCAGGAGCGGAACGAACTGTCTGAAATGGCAATTGGTGTCGATCGCATGTCTCCAGGATGGCAACGTTTGATGGATCATGTTCGAAAGTATGATAAGGAGCATGTTCTTGCCTGGGATTACAGCAAATATGATGCTCGAATGAACGCCCAAATGGTTGGAGCAGCTCTTCGAGTTCTTATTCGGTTTGCAAAGAAGTGTAATTATACGGAAGAAAATATTCGGATTATGGAAAACATGGTTTCCGATATTGTTCATCCTTTGTGCGACTACAACGGAGTACTAATGATGTTTTATGGTTCCCACCCTTCGGGAAACCCACTTACTGTTATTTTGAATAGCATTGTCAATAGTCTTTATCTTCGCATTGCATTTTTCCACATCACAGGTTTGGATACCCCTTTCAGAGAGCATGTCTCTTTGCTAACTTATGGAGATGATGGTATCGCTACTGTTGAAGATTCGATCAAGAAGGTGTTCAATTTCACTGCTCTTAAGAATTTTCTTCATGAGCATCGAATCAAGATCACGCTTCCTGACAAATCTGATACTGTTCGTGAGATCACTTGGTCTGAAGCAGACTTTCTCAAATGCACAAGCGTTTATGTTCCAGAAATTGGATATGAACTTGGGGCTTTGGAGGAAGATTCTATTTTCAAGAGGTTGTATATGAACGTTGACAGCAAGGAAGCATCTCCTCATGAAGTTGCTGCAAATTGTGTAGCCGATTCTCTTGCAGATTGGTTTGTATACGGGGAGGCCGTGTATGAATCTAGAAGAGAGAAATTGCAAGAGGTGTGTAGAAGAGCAAAATTGGACTCAGCGGCTCTTCGCCTATCTTACCAAGATCGTGTCGATAAATGGAAAGAAAGGTATTTGTCCTAATTTATGTATTATTGTTTGTGCATGTTAAACTTCATTCATTTGTGTATTTGTGAGCATATAAAATCACTTAAACTTTTCCTGTATTTAATAGGCGTTTTGAGGAGTCGCGAAGTCTAAATCCTCATGATGAAAGTTCAGATCTCACTTTGAAAGATCTAGAGATGGATATCTCGAAATTGTCAAACAATATGGACACAGGTACCGAACAGGCAGATACAACTAATCAACATGAAACATTGGGTTTGTCAGATGATAATGCTGGTTTTTCCTCAGGAGTCGACACTTATGTTGATCCTTTAAGACCAGATCAAGCTGATGAAGATGTTTCTTTAGCAAATTTTATGTCTCGTCCCATTATAATTGGAGAATTTGATTGGGATCCAGCCGTTGATTTGCTGGAGCAATTTGATCCTTGGACTCTCTTCTTTACAGATAGAAGAATTTCTAACAGGATTTCTAATTACAAGTTGATGAACGCCACTTTGCATGTTAGAGCACTTGTTAATGGAAATCATTTCTACTACGGTAGAGCAATGATGTCTTATTTGCCTTTGCAGTTCTTTGATGAATTCGCAGCTGCAACACAACCTGATCAGATGGAGCGTGTTCAGGAATCTCAAAGGCCCCACGTTTTCCTTAATCCAACAAATTCCACAGGTGGAGATTTGGTTTTACCTTTCTTCACTCCAAGGAATGCTTTGGATATCACTGCAGGAGATTATGCTGAGATGGGTAACATCACTATTGCTGATTTGTTTGAGCGTTTGAAACATGTTGGAGGCTCAACAGATCCCATATCTATAAAGATATTGGCCTGGGCTGAGGATGTTGTTCTAACTGTGCCCACAACTAGTAATGCATTTGGTTTGACAAATCAGATGGCAGAATCTAGAGGTTCTGATAATGACAAACAGAGACTTAAAGCTTCTGAGATAGCTTCTGCTGTGGCTAACGCCACCGGAAAGCTTTCAGTCATTCCTTCTATAGCACCTTTAGCTACTGCTACATCTATGATAGCTTCTGGTATGTCAAAGATGCTTGGGGTATTTGGTTATACTCGACCTGTTTTGAATGATTTTAGTAGGTATGTTCCCTCTTTAAGGGGTAATATTGCCTCTACAGATCATCCAGATCCAGCTTATAAATTAGCTGTAGATGCAGATAACGAGTTGTCCATTGACCCTAGAATATTTGGTCGTGGTACAGCTGAAGATCAGTTAACAATAAAATCTATTGCCAAGAGATCAACATACATTGACACAGTGTCATGGGATGTTGGTGAAGTTGTTGGTAAAATTTTGTATGTCCGCAGGGTTGATCCTATTGTTCCTATTCAGGCTACAACACCAACTCGATATGTTCTTCCCGCTATTTCTGCCGCTACCCTTCCATTTTCTTATTGGAGGGGCTCTATTACCTATCGAATACAAGTAGTGTGTTCAGCTTTTCACCGTGGAAGATTGAGAGTTATCTGGGAGCCCAACGGAGCCACCGAGGGCACTGAGATGAATCTTCAATATTCTCACGTTGTTGATATTACTGAAAATACTGATTTCTGTTTTACGATTGGTTGGGGTCAAGATACTGCTTATAGATCAGTTTTAGCTCCACAACAATGGAACGCTACTGCTAGCGCTTTTGCCAGTCCGAATGGTGGTGAAATCGATCAAATGGGTGTTTCTGCAAATAGAGCAATATCTAATGGTGCGTTCTATTTAGAAGTTTTCAATGAGCTGACCAAACCACTAACCCAGACGGCTGGGGATACAATCTCGATGAATATATTTATTGAGGCTGGTGATGATTTTGAAGTTGCAGGACCAAATGAGAATCCCGCTAATATTTGGTTTCAGAATCTCGATTGGAAGAATAATATGATGAGTGTTGCTTCTTCTATCAATCCCATGACAAGCAATGCCATGACCCCGGATTGCCCCACTAATATTGCCACTTTTGGAAAAGTTGGTGGAACGAATCAAACAAATTTAATCCATTTTGGAGAGAAGATTGAATCATTTCGCCCCCTTTTGAAGAGGTATCAGTTAGATGAAGTTATCCCGTCCATTCATGTTGGAACAGCCGCTGGATCAGCAGAAAGCACTGACACAAATAAGATATGGTATACTTTTCGTAGAGCCTATCCCAATGAAGCGGGTTTTCTCAATACTGGATTAACGAGAACTGAAAATTCAGTGTTTCAATTGACTTCAGGTGGAACTCAGTATCCATTTTGGACCAAGAAGAATTCTTTGGTTACGTACCTCTCTCGGTGTTTTGCTGGGCGGAGAGGTTCAATGAGATGGATGGTTATTCCTTACACTACCGATGGAGATTCTTTCAGAGATCTTCAAGTTCTGAGAAACAATCCTAATTATGGTGTCGGCACTGCTCCCACTAATCTTTTGATTGGAATTGGTACAAGTAGTACCACATTCACTACTATTTCCGATTTGATGAACACCCAAAATCCATCTGGAATTGAGGGTTTATCCTATGCTAATCAGAATGTAAATCCATCGACTTCTGTTGAGATTCCTTATTACTCCAGATTTCGATTTGATTTGAGCAGGAAGATAGATAGATTCCAAGACAGCACCATTACTAATGATCTATGGACCGAGCCTTCTTTCACAGTTTACTCATACACACATCTAAGGGATCAAGTTGATTTTAAATTAAATCACATGAAATATTATTGTGCCACTGCCGACGATTTCCAATTGGATTTTTGGGTTGGTATGCCAGTGATCAGTTTTATTACTGATATTTACCCTTCGAATTTTGTAACCTCGTGGAAGCAACCTGCTTAGTTCCATGTTCGACAATTGACCGGCTATCGTCTATAAACTGCCCGAGATGACTCAATCGCATAACAGAGCACTTGACCGGATACCGTCGTTAAACTGCCCGAGATGACTCAATCGTATAACAGAGAAGAGAGGTGTCTAAG